GGCCTCGATGGCGTGGCGCACGATGCGGTCCGGCGACTCGGACTGCCAGGCCTGGGTGATGCGCGCGGTGGAGAGCGCCTTCTCGCCGCCGGCGGCCCCGACCTCGATCTGGTCCACTGTGCCGGGCCTGGCCCACTCCACGGTGCCGGTCCAGACGGCCGGCGCCTCGTCCCGGTAGCCGAGCCGGATCTCCACGGCCGCGCCCTTGGCCAGGCGCTTGGCCTCGGCCCCGAGCGGATCGGGCAGGGTCAGTCCGGCCCGGGAGAGCGGCGCGCCGCGCATGGCCGAAATCCAACAATGCGGACAGCGCAGGTACTCCACGCCGCCCACGACAAAATGCAGCCGGATGCCGTCGATGGTCCGCGCTCCCCGGTCGGCGCTTTGGCTCGGGATGGTCATCATCCGACGTCCACCGAAATGGTATAATCGTCCGCCTTGGACGGATTGACGGCCGGGGCCGAGCCGGACGTGGTGGCTGCCTTGTCGGACTTGACCACGCGCTGTTCGGCCTGGACGATGGGCGGCGTGTGCTCGACGAAATGGAGCGACACCACAATGGTATCGTCCCGGTTGGTTTCGCGGCTGGCGAGCGTCTTGAACACCACCCGTTCGATACCCCGGGCCTGGATGTGGCGATTCAGGATGTCAAAGATTTTGGGGCTGGCCGTGCTGCCGTAGCCTTTAAAGAGCGCGTTGACCCGGGCCAGTTTGTCGTAGCAGTCGCCGTCGTCGTCGGAGAGCAGCACGAAATCAAAATCGATCTCGGCATCCTCCCAGCCCATGGGCGTCTTTTTTTTGCCGGACAACTGGTCACTTTGCGCTTCGTCAAATTTGACGTCGCAGGTGATGTTGCTGTTGGCGAACACGCCCGGGATGGCCTCGTCGCCCAGGCGCAAGACGCCGTCCTCGAAAGTGAGGTAGCCGTCGTACTCGGGATAATCAGGCATCGTACTGCTCCACGAAGCGTTGCAGGCTCTTGGCAAAGCCCTGGCCGTCGGTCACGTCGGGCAGGGTCACGGTCAGGGACTGGATGACGATGCGGCTGCCGCCGGGCCGGTCCTGGCCATGCCTCCCTTCGCCGGAGGTCGGCCTCTCGGCGGCAGAAGCGTCAGGCAGGCGGACATCCGGCGGTGGGACCGCCTGCCAGGAGGCCGTGGCAGTCAGGTCGGGCAAGGCTGGGGAGTCCGGCGCCGTGATGGCCATGGGCTGCATGGCCGGCAGCGGCATCGGGTTGGCCAGGGTCAGGGCCGCGCCGACCATGGCGGCCGAGGTGGCCTGGGCCAGACGCGGCCCGGCGGACGCCACGCCCGTTGCCAAAGTGGTCATGATGGCCCGGCCCGAGGCGGTCAGAGTGGAGAGAGGTCCCTCCTTGGCGTCGGAGTGCGTCAGGAAAGGAGTGACCGCGTTAAACGCCGATTTCACGGCTCCGGCCACGGCTCCGCCTGCCGATTTTACGCCGGCGGTCAGGGTGTGCATGATGGCCGCGCCGGCGGCCGACAGGTCGATGCCGGCCAGGAAGGACTTGACCTGCTCGAAACCGGCCATGATGGCCTCACCCACACCGGCAAAGGCGCCCGTGATCCAGGCCACCGGATTGAGGCCGGCAAACCAGGCGGCTATACCGTCCCACCAGCCGGAGAGGGCCGCGCCCACGCCGGACAGGGCGCCGGATATGGCCTCGCCGGCACCGGAAAAGAGGCCGCCGATCCAGCCCATGGGGTCGAGGCCGGCAAACCAGTCCCTAATGCCGCGCCATATACCGCCAAGCCACATCAAAAACTTGATGCCGAGGCCGACACACCACATCTCAAACAGTATCCAGAGCCTTTCCAGCGCGGCTGTGATTCCCGGAAAGGCGGCCTCGACGGATTGCCAGAGGCTCGTAAACACCTTGCCCAGGTTTGCCCCCAGGTCGGCCAGCGATCCGCCCTTGCCCGTGAAGACGCCGATCACGAAGCCAAACACCGCGCCGACCAGTTGCAACGGCACCAGCATGCTGCGGATGCCCAGGGCGATCATACGAAAGGCCACACCCAGCACGTCGCCGCACAGCCGGCCGGCCGCGCCCCAGGCCGAGAGCTTGGAGTCCGCGCCGATACCCAACAGTTGCTTGAGCTCGGCCCAAAGCGGGCTTAGGGCGTCAAGAATGGGATCGAACGCGCTGGCCAGCGGCGCGAAAATCAGCTCGATGTACTTGGTGCCGTCTTTAAAAGCATCCACCATGTACACCCAGAACTGCCGGATGCGGAACACCACCTTGCCAACCTTGGTCACGATGCCGAGCAGCCCCTTGGCCTCGATGTCCTTGGCCAACTTGCCTTTGAGTTCACCGGTGGAGCCGGTCAAGCTGCCGAACACGGCCGCCACGCCCCGGCAGACCAGCACGGCCTTGTTCCACCATTCGGTGAGCGTGGTTTTCATGCCGCCGAAATTGGTTTTCCAGGCCACGGCCAGTATGGCCACCACAGCCAGCACGGCCAGGATCGGCCAGCCCAGGGCCGCCAAGGCCGCGCCCAGCGGGGCCAGGGCCCAGGTCGCGGCCGCGCCGGCCATGGACAGGGCCCACAGCCCGGCGGCCACGGCGGCCGAGGCAACCACCACCGTGGCCGCGCCTCCGGCCAACAGGATGAGGGCCTGGCCTACGTCGGTTTGGGCCAGATCGCTCAACAGATTGACCACGGGGATCAAGGCGTCGGCCACCTTTTTGAGGGGCTTCAAAAACGGATCGCCGATGGAAATCAGCAAGGTATCCCATGAGCCATGCAGGGATTTGAGCGACCCCTTGAGGTTGTCCATTTTTTGGGCGGCTGTTTCGGCGGCCGAGCCGGCGGAATTGCGCAGTTCTCCGGCGAACTCCCGCACTTTGGCGATACCGGTGTTGAGCAGGGCGTTGGTGGCCGTGATGGCGTAGTCCCCGAAGATCTCCTTGATATAAGTCGCCCGCGTGCCCGTGCCCATGCCCTTGAGCTTGCCTTCGAGCTGCTCCATCACGTCGAAAATCGGCAGGATGTTGCCCTTGGCGTCCCGGGTCTTGATGCCGAGCTCCTGCATCAGCTCGGCCCCCTTCTTGTTCGGGGCGGCTAAACGGAGCATCATGTCCCGCAGTTGGGTGCCTGCCTCGGCGCCCTTGACGCCCTGGTCGGCCATTTTGCCGATCATGGCCGACAGGTCGGTCAGATCCACGCCGACGCTGGCCGCCACGGCCGAACAGTTTTTTAAGGATTGCACCATCAGGCCGACGTCGGTGCTGGTCTTGTTGGCCGTGGCGGCCATGACGTCGCCGATAAAACCGATCTGGCCGGCCTCCATATGAAAGGTCTTCATCGTATCCGTGGCCGCCTCGGCCGCCTGGGACAGACCGATGTCGCCGGCGGCGGCCATGGACAGCACGCCCGGCATAGCGGAGATGATCTGGTTGGCGGCTAGGCCGGCCTTGGCCAGATCCTCCTGGGCCCCGGCCGCCTCCATGGCGGAGTAGGCCGTCTTGGCACCCATTTCCAGGGCATTGGCTTTGAGGGCGGCCATCTCGGCGCTTGAGGCCGAGGCCACAGCCGCGACATGGGACATGGCCTGCTGGAAGTCCGCTGCCTTGGCGACCGCCCCCCCCAGGCCCAACATGAGCGCGGCGGCCACAGCCACCACCGGCAACATGGACTTGGCCAGGGCGCCCAGCCGCGAGCCCAGGCCGGCGGCCTCGCGGCCGGTGGCGGCCAGGGGACGACTGATGCCGGCCAGCTTGCCGGATATCAAGTCCTGCAAGGTCATGATGGCTTGCACGCTAAAGACTGCGTCGCCCACTTATTTGCCTCCTATGGCCTTGCTCATAATAGTCGCAAACGTCTGCCACATCCGGTCTTCCATCCATTTTGCTTGGGCTACTTGCCCCACGAACGCATCCAGATCATCGGCCGGGGCCTTATGCAGCCAATAGCGCACCAGGACGGCCATTTGCGCGGCGCCGTCCTCGGCCAGATCGGCCGAGGCGGCGCGGATTACTTTCCCAGTTCGCCGAAGCCCATGCGGCCGAGGATCTCGTTGCCGAAGGTGGAGCCCAGGCCGTCATAGGCGTCGAAGTCGGCCTTGAGCCGGTCCTTTTCCTCGGCCACCACGCAGTCCAGGCACAGCGTGCGCAGGGAGTTCATGGCGTTTTTGCGGATGCCGTCCACGGTCCGGGAAATCTGGGACCGGCTCGGCCGCCGGAAGTGATAGGTAACGGTCCGCTCCTTGTCCGCGAAGTCGGTAAACGTGTGGGACAGCTCCAGGGGCTGGGGCGCGCCGTCTCCGGTCGTGGCGCCGGTCGTGGTCTGGCTGGCGGTCGCGGTCGTCTGGCCGGCGGCCGGGATAGTAGCCGTGCCGACAGTGGCAGTGGTATCAGGCATCATGGTCTCCTTTTGGGGTTAGTCACCGGTCGCGCCGGCGTCGTCGTAGGCGGATTGGCCGCCCCACTGGATGGGCGAGAGAATCTGCATGTCGAGCTTGACCTCGATCTTCTCCTCCCCCTGCTTGGGGCCGGTAGACTGTTTGGTCAGGTGGATACAAGGCAGGGTGTCCACCACCGTGTCCTGGTCGTCGTTGGCATAGGCCACCACGATGGACACGGGCTGCCGGGTATAGATGGAGCCGCCGCAGGCCAGGCGCAGGGCCTCGTACTCGGTGCGCAACAGCGTCAGGCTGCCCGATGCCTTGTAATTCTTGCGGCCGTAGCCCTGGGGAATCGAGCCCTTGCCATAGGTGGGGTCGACGGGCCGCTCGTCCTCGTAGGAGATCTCCTGGACGTCGACCATGATCCCCTGGGGTCCCTGAATCGTGACCGATTCCCAGTCATACGTATTTCCGTTAATCATAGGGCCTCCTTATGCCGCACTACTGGACAGGCGCGGATCGAACGTGCTGCCGGCGTAGACATAACTGGCGTAGAGCTTGATCTTGCGGATGATCGGGATGCCGATCAGCGTGATTTCGCAGGCGACGCCGTTGTTGACGATGTCCTGATTGGGCGGCAGGTAGACCACATCCCCGGCCAGTTCCTTGGGGACGGCCTTGATCATGGTGCCCAGGGCATTTTCCAGGTTGCCCTGAAGGTAGGCCAGGCCGGCCGCGCCGCCCTCAATGACTGGATCGCCGACCTCGTCGTACATGGACTTGAGGGCCTGGATACGCAGGAGCCGGAGCGCCTTGAACACGGTCCGCAACACCTCGATCCACTGATAGTCCGAGGTGGCGTCGGCCATGGTATGGGCCTCGCCCCAGTAGGTGCCCTCCAGGCTGGCGTACCTTTTGGCGGGGATGTAGCCGTTGGCCTCAAGCAAGGCCACGTGGGCCTCGGTATAGGTCGAGGGCAGGGCCAGCTGGGACACGGCGCCGTCGCGCACCCGGCCGATGGCCCGCATGACCGGGATATTGAGCACGCGCCCAACCACCAACCCGGCGGCGTTGCGCTGCTTGGTGTATCCCGTGGTGTCGCTCACTTCGCCGTAAGCGGCCACGACGCACACAAATCGATGGGCGTATCCGTCGCGCTCCTTGATCAGCGCCGTCACCCAGTCGTCCACGTCCTCATCGCTTTCGGGTTGGCGCGCCTCGCAGATAACGAATTTCGGCCGGTGCTTGGAAAACTCGGTGTCCATGAGCGCCCCCAGGGATGCCCAATCCACGCTGTCGGACGGACCGACCACATAGATGAATTCAGGGTCCACCGTTTCAAGCGGCAGGGTAAGGGCCGAAATCACGGAAATGACCGTGGGCACCGGGGCCAGGACCAAAAAGGTGTAGGTGTCGCCAACCACGTACGTGCCGACCGGCATGGTGATGACGACGCCGGTCGTGCCAACGGCAATTTGACCATCCACCGGGATGGTCTTGGTCGCGCCGTAGTTGTCGCCGCCGTCCACGGAAAGCTCGTACTGGCCCGCATTGCGCGCGCCGCTGGCCGTGATGACCAGGGACACCTGGGCGGCGGCCAAGGGCGTGCCGGCGGCCGTGATGTCCGGGCCGGTGCCCACCTTGGTGATGGGCCCGACGGGCGTGCGCACGTCCACCTTGTAGGTGTCGCCAGCCACCTGGTCGCCCGTGCCCAACACCAGCGTGGCTCCGGACGCGCCGCACGGGATCTGCCCGGTGACCGGCACCACGGCGGCAGCCCCGTAGGTGGCGCCGTTATCCAGGCTTACCTGGGCCGTGGCCGTGCCGAGCGCCCCGCCGGTCACGATCCGGCAAATCACGTCGGCGTTGGCGGCCGGATAGCCCGACACCGTGGCGGTCGGCCCCTCGCCGGTGTGGATCACGTCGGTGATGTAGCCGCCGGCCTGGCCGGTCACGGGACAGGCCATGACCACGGCGTCCTGGCCGGCCGTGGCGAAGATGTCGCGCAGGGCGTCCACCAACGGGCCGACGCCGAGCAGTCCCGACAAATCGGAGGACTTGCCCAGGTAGTAGAGTTTGCCGACGGTACCGGCCGAGCACACGCCGGCGATGACGGCGGTCCCCGAGACATCGCCCGGGGTCAGGCCGCTGGTGCCATCGACGATATATTCAAAAACATCATGCAATTGACCCATCGTTACCTCCCGCCGCCGAGCGGCCGGCCCTCGAAGGCGGCCAGAGCGGCATCAAAGGCGGCCTGGGTCACGGCCTTGCCGCTGGCCCAACGCTGGTGACGCATAAGCCCGGCCAGTTTCCAGCCGGGCAGATCCTTGCCCAGCGTTTCGACGTCCACCAGTTCCTCGGCCGTCGTCGTGGTGGCCGCCTCGGCCTGATTGGTCGCACTGGTTGCCGTGGTGGTCATGGTCGTTTCCTCGGTTGTGGTTGTGGCCTTCCCGGCCGTTTCGCTGCCGGCGGTCGTGGTTTCGTCAGATTCCGCCGCCTGGGCCGCCTGGGCCGTACCGGTCGTTGCGGTGTCCAGATTTTCGCTATCCGTCATGGCGCACTCCCTTAAAAGTGACGGGATCATTAAAAGTGACTGTCTTGATCCAGGGCTTGGACACGTCGCGGCACAAAAATCCGGCAAAGGCCACGTGGATGGCGCAACTCCGCTCCGGCAAGGGCTCGGCGATTCGGCTCAAAAATCCGCCATAGGCCGCCCGACTCGCCTTGATGGTCACGAGGTTGCCGTCCGCGTCCGCCGCCAGCTTGGGCAGGGCCAACAAAAAAGCCTTGGCCAGGGTATCCAGGCTGTCGCCGTCCTCGGTGCGGAGCGTCAGCCGCACAGGCAGTCGCACGGCGTAGACCACCCAGCGCATGCGGCAGTCCGTGTCCGCCTCTTTTGTCGCCGGCCGGGGCAATCGGGCCAGGCGCCTGGGGGCGCGGACCAGCGTCTCGGACAGCCAGCCGATTTCCAGGCGCGGCTTGACCAGGATCGGCCCGCGCTGCTTGTCCGGCTCGGCCATGATGGCCGCCTCGGGCACGCCGGCCGTCACGGCCGCAGTGGTGATGATATTTTCCGCCAGGGTTCTCATTTTGCCTGATACTTATTTGCCGCCAAACGACCGGGCCACATGCCGGGTCACGCAGGCCTTGGACGCTTGCTCGTCCGCTTCGGAAATACCGATGAACGGCCGGGCCGGGATGTCGTTCCAGGGGATGGGATGGCCCTTGCCGGTGTTGCCATAGGCCCCTTTTTTTGCCCCGAACTGGTGCGTGCCGGCCCGGATGTCGGCCGTGCCGACCGCGACCATGGACGGCGAGGCCTCGTAACCGATGGAGGCTTTGAGCTTGCCCGTGTCCACCAGGATCTGGCCGCCGCGCTTGGTGGCCGGCCAGGGCGTGCCGTCCGGGCCCTCGCCTTTTTCAAAACGATCCTGGGTGCCGGACACGAGCACCTCGCCGATCTGCTCGGCCAGGTGTTGCGTGTCGGCCACCATGGCGGTGGCCTTGCCCACGACGGCCATGAACGGCCCCAGAGGCATTTTAAAGGAGGTGCCAGCCATTTTAGTAGTGCTCCCGCCAGAACCGGTCGCCAAAGATGGGCCGGTCTGATTTGACGATCACGGCCTGGTCGACCAGCTCGTAGCCGTCCAGGCCGTAGCCGGATGTGCCTTTGCGCATGGCGTCCAGGTCGATTTGCGCCTGCTTGACCGCCGCCTGGAGCGGTATCCACTCGTCCTTGGTGGTGCCGCCCTCGGTCACCAGCGTGGTCACGCCGCCGACCACCCGATAGGCGGCCATGACGGCGCAGATCCGTTTGACCGTGGCCGGCACGGGGGTAAGCGGTACCCTGTAGAGTGGGGCCAGCGCCTCGTCGATCTCGCCCGAGACCTGGCCGATGTGGGTGGCCACCGTGCCCGCGCGCAGCTTCTCGGCCGCGTCCAGGTAGGCCGCCAGCACGTAGTCCTCGAGGTCGGTGCGGGAGCAATAGGCGGTCATGGCAGATGGTCCCTACGCCAGCACCGTGGCGTCGCAGATGCCCTTGACGTTGGGCACAGGGAACGGCTTGGACTCGGCCCCCAGCTTGTAACCCCTGGGGG